GTTGATTTTGCGTTCAGAAATTACATGTCAATAATTGAGCAGCGTCTATCTTTCCCGGACTTTACACCAGCAGGCAACAAAGTGTTGTTTGATCTTGACGATTTCTTGCGTGGCAATCCTTATGAGCGCGCGCAAGTTTATGAAATCCTAAATCGAATTGGCGCAATGTCAATTGACGAGATACGCGAGGAAGAAGACATGCTGCTATGAAAAAAGTAATCACACCAATGACAATCACGGCGGCTGATTCAAATAGTCGCACAATCACAGGTCGCATTGTGACCTTTGAGGAAACTGGCAACGCTTCAATCGGCAAAGTGCAATTTGCTGCTGGTTCAATCGAAGCAACACCAGTTTTGCTCAACCTTGAACATGACCGCACACGTCGAATTGGCAAGACACTTTCAATTGAATCAACTGACGCAGGAATTGAAGCAACCTTCAAAATTGCAAACACAACTGCTGGCACTGACGCACTTGTTGAAGCGCAAGAAGGTTTGCGCGACGGTTTCAGCGTAGAAGTTTCATTTGACGAATACGAAACACTTAAAGACGGCACAGTTCGCATTTTGTCGGGTGAATTGACAGGCGTTGCCTTGACGAGCGAACCTGCTATCCGCTCAGCGCGAGTTGCTGAAGTTGCTGCAACGGAAGATGAACAAATTTCAGATTCGACAATCGAACCTGAAGCACAACCAACAGAAGGAGACGAAGTGGAAGACACCGTCAAAGACGCTTCAACCGCAGAGACGGTAGAAGCCGCACAGTCAATCACAGCGACTGCAAACGCAGTTGGTGGTTGGAAATCAACACCACGAATCGAAATCACTGCTGCTAAGTATCTTGAAAACAAGGTTCTTGCTGCAACAGGTGACGAATCAGCACGCCAGTATGTTTTGGCAGCTGACAACACAACTGACAACGCTGGACTTGTTCCAACACGTCAACTCGCTGAAGTTATCAACGGACTATCAACAACAATCCGCCCAAGCATTGACGCAATTTCTCGCGGTGCATTGCCTGACGCTGGTATGACTTTTGAAATTCCAAAGATTACGCAAGCACCAACAGTTGCGATAACTGCTGAAGACGCGGCGTTTTCTGATACAGACCAAAATTCTGCTTTCCTAAGTGTGGACGTTAAGAAGTTCGCGGGGCAGCAAAAATTTTCCGTCGAATTGCTCACACGCACTTCGCCACTTTTTTATGATGAGTTGCTTCGTAACATGGTTGCGGCAATGGCTAAGGCACAAAATGCTTATGTCAACGGTCAACTAATCAGTGGTGCAACACTTGACGGAACAACAGTTGCAACATACCCAACTGCAACTGAATTGCTTGGCGTAATTGCACGCGGTTCAGCAAGCGTTTATGGCGCAACTGCTGGACTTGCAAATCCATTTGCACGCAATCTCATTGCTTCAACTGGTCAGTGGGCAAACCTCATGACACTAAATGACGCTGGACGTCCAATTTATTCACAGGTTTCAAATCCTATGAATCAACCTGGTGTTTCAGTGCCAACAAGTTTGACTGGAAACGTCGCGGGCTTGAACCTCTACGTTGACCCAACAAACGGTGGCGACGGAGACGGCACACTGCTAGTTGTCAACCCTGACGCATACACATGGTACGAATCAACTTCGTATCAACTACGCGCTGAATCAACTGCTGACGGTTCAATTACCGTGGGTGTTTATTCATTCGGTGCAGTGGCAACAAAAATTGCTGCTGGTGCGTTTAAAAATAACAAGGCTTAATCGCCAAATCTAGTCATGCGGCGCGGTCACTCCCGAACGCGTCGCAGTAGTCGAAAGGAACGGACATGCCAGCAATCGTCACCGCAAGTCAATTGCGAACAGTGCTTGGCGTGTCCGTTTCTTTGTATTCTGACGCCTATCTTGACGAAATCATTAACACTGCTGAAGCAGTTATTTTGCCAATGCTTGTTGCAAACACTTCAGCCATTAACGCGTACAAATTAGACAACAACGTTGCGTTTTATTACACACAACGCGAACACCATTTTGTGAAGGGTCAGTCAATCATTGTGACTGGATTACCCGCACCATTTTCAGCAACAATCACAGTTGTTGACGTAACGGCTTACCATTTCACCGCTGCACTGACTTCAGCAAATGTCACGGTGCGCGAAATCATTCCAATGGGCACGGCAACACTTTCAGGCTATTCCGCAGCTGATATTTACGCCACAAGCGCGCCAATTGAATCAGCCGTCCTTGCAGTCAGCGTCGAAGTCTTTCAATCACGCGTTGCTGCTGGTGGACAGATTGAAGGCGTAGATTTTGCCAGCACGCCTTATCGCATGGGTAGAAGTTTGACCAACAGAGTGTCCACATTACTTCAGCCGTTTTTAGACGTTGAAACGGTTTGTCAATAATGCCAGCCAACGCCGTCGCCGATACCCGCGCAGCCCTAGCAAGCGCGTTTTCATCACTTGCTGCAACTTGTTATTCAAGCGTTCCTGAATCACCAATTCCACCAGCAATTGTCATTGTCCCTGATTCGCCTTACATGGAAGTTGTGTTAATTGGTAAAGCCAAAACACAAGTCAAACTTAATTTTGCAATCACTGCCATTGTTGCTTCAAACAGTAACGCTGGTTCGCGAGACAATCTCGAAAGACTCATAATCGGAATTCTTGCGGCAATGCCCGCAGGATACGTTGTTGGCGTTGTTGAAAAGCCGACAGTGTTGGAAGTAGGACAAAGTCCAATGCTGGTTGCTGACATAAACGTTTCGACGTACTACACACAGACAACATAAGGGGAATCATGCCAACGACAATCATCACGGGTCGCGACATCGTACTGACGATTGCGACAACAAACTATGACGCACAGGCGACCAGTGCGACATTGACCAACTCACCAACAATCACGACCTATCAGACACTTGACGGCAAGGCTTACAAGCGCATTGACGACCAGTGGACATTTGACATTGAAATGCTTGCTGACTGGGGCGCGACTTCATCACTTTGCGAAGCACTATGGGCAGCAGCTGAATCAGCACCCAACACTGCTTTGGCGGTATCCTTAACGGCAGTGACAGGTGCAGTTTTTGCCTTCACAGTAATGCCAATTTACCCAAGCGTTGGCGGTGCTGCACCTGACGCACAGACCGTTTCAATGTCATTCGTTGTAGTCAACGCAGTGACCGAAACATTCAGTTAAAAACTACTAATCGGGAGACAAAATGAAACTACCAATAACAATTGAATACACGAACGGCGAGCAGACAACTTACACGGCTGCACCGCCTGAGTGGGTAAAATGGGAAAAGCACACAGGTCACACCATTGCGCAGGCGCAGGAAAAAATCGGTATTTCCGATTTGGTTTTTCTTGCATACCACGCCATGAAACGCGAAGCAGCGGGAAAGCCTGTGAAGCCGATTGACATTTGGACTGAAACAATTTCAGAGGTCATTGTCGGTGAAGCAAACCCAAAAGTTACCCAGTCGGAAGCATTGCCCGAATAGTTTGGGAATTAGCCCTTGCAACAGGGTTACCGCCAAGTGAGTTCGAAGCAGCTGAAGACATTCTGACAGTGTTGGAAATCTTGGAAGGACGGAACAATGGCAAGTGACGCAATCGCCTATGACAAGGCTGAATTGCGTGCCATTGTCCGTTCATTCAAAGCAATGGACGAGGAAGCAACAAGCCAAGCCAAAGAACAAACGTCCAAACTTGCTGATTGGGTTCGTGGCAAAATTGTTGCTGCCAGCAGTGGTTCGACAAACAAAGTTGCACCAAAAATTGCACAAGGTTCAAAGGTTTCAAAGTCGTCCAAGATTGGCGAAATTTCATTTGGTTTTGCCAATCAAAAATTGAGCGGTGGCGGCACGACGCAACAACTTTGGGGCGGGTACGAATTTGGTTCGAACAGATACAAACAGTTTCCAGTGTGGTCGGGTCGTGAAGGTCGTGGGTCGCGCGGTTGGTTTATCTATCCAACTTTGCGCAGTGCCCAACCTGAAATCGTCCGCCGCTGGGAAGAATCGTTTTCAAAGATAGTTAAGGAGTTTGACTAATGGCAGGCAGCCGCACGCTCAAACTTTCCATTCTTGGTGACGTTGACAATCTGAACAAATCTTTAAAAACGGCAACTGCTGACGTTGAAACCTTTGGCGACAAAATGGGCAAGGTCGGCAAAATGGTTGGGGCAGCCTTTGTTGCTGCTGCCGCTGCTGCTGGTGCTTATGCCGTCAAAATAGGCATTGAAGGCGTCAAAGCCGCCATTGAAGACGAAAAGGCGCAGACACAATTAGCCCTTGCCTTAGAGAACGCTACAGGGGCAACCAATGCCCAAATCGCGGCGACTGAACAATCTATTCTTAAAATGTCGCTTGCCACTGGTGTGGCTGACGACCAGTTGCGTCCAGCACTTGGGCGTTTGGTTCGCTCAACTGGTGACATAACAAAAGCACAAGATTTGCTGACCACTGCCCTTGACATTTCAACTGCCACTGGAAAGCCGCTGGAAACCGTCGCAAATGCTTTGGGCAAGGCTTATGACGGAAACACTGCCGCACTTGGAAAACTGGGAATTGGTCTTTCGTCAGCTGAATTGAAAACAATGTCATTTCAACAGGTGCAGGGTCGCTTGTCAGATTTATTTGGCGGCGCAGCGGCACGAAACGCTGAAACTTATTCGGGACGTATCGCCCGCATGAACGTTGCCTTTAATGAAGCCAAAGAAACAATTGGTTTTGCATTGCTTCCAATTCTTGAAAAGGTCATGACTTTTATCAACAACAATGCGCTTCCAGCAATCAACGCATTTTCAAACGCTTTCAGTCTTGACGGCAATGGTTTGGGCGGTGTTATCACAACCGTTGGCAACATTATGACCGCAACATTTACGCCAATCATTAACGGTTTGGTTAAGGCATTTGGTTATGTCAAAGACGCAATTGGTGACAACCTTGACACATTCAAAGAATTTGGCGGTTACATTGCAACCTATCTTGCACCAGTAATCGGCACAGTTTTGGGCGGTGCATTGACCGTTGCTGGTAAAATTGCGGGTGGCGTCATTGACGTCATTGCCGGGGTTGTAAAGATTTTGAACGGTTTGATTCAAGGCGCAGTTGCAGGAATCAACGCCCTAATCAGTGCTTACAACGCAATTCCATTTTTGCCAAACGTCGGAAAGATTTCAGCACCAACAGTTAGCGTGCCAAGTGTTTCAGTACCAAAGTCACCAAGCGTCCCAAGTATTCCAACCGTCAATGTACCTAGTACGTCGGGCGGGACTAGCAGTGGCAGTAGCAGCGGTGGGGTTGCTAAGGCTGCAAGTGTTGCCGCAGCTGCAACTGCTTCGGTAGGAATCAACGCGTCCAGTGGTTCAGGCGTTAACACAAATACCCTTGCGGGAATCATGGCGGCTTCAGGTACAACAATCAACGTCAATGTTTCGGGTGCTTTGGATAAAGAAGGAACTGCCCGCACCATTGTGGATACTTTAAACAATTCCTACTATCGCGGCACAGGTGGCGCAACTAACCTGCAAATCGCATGACCGCGTGGAATCCAGTTTGGAAAGTTGAAATTGACGGCGTCGAATACACCGACGCGGTTTTGGCTAACCTTAGTATTCGAAGCGGTCGAACAAACATTTATGAGCAAGCGCAAGCGGGTTACGTCAATCTTCAATTGCTGGACGTTTCCCAAAGCATTATTCCTGTTTCGATTAACTCAACAATAGGCGTTTCGCTTCAAAACACTGCAAGCACCTTTGTGCCAATTTTTGGCGGCAACGTGGTTGACATTGCCATTGAAGTCCGTGACGTGGGTTCAGTCATGTTTACCCAAACTTATTCAATCACCGCACTTGGCGCACTGGCACGTTTGCCAAAAGCCCTTACAAATGGCGTGCTTTCAAAAGCATTTGACGGCACACAAATTTCAGTTATTTTGACCGATTTACTTTTAAACAATTGGTCTGAAGTTGCTGGTGCATTGACTTGGGCAAATTATACACCAACGACAACTTGGGCAACGGCTGACAACGTTGGACTTGGTGAAATAGATACCACAGGTGATTAAGAATCGGCAGCACGGTCTTCAAGCC